TAGCTGCTGAGCAACAGGCACCTTGGGCAATTGTAATAACCTTTACCCTAGACTTTTCGATTACGTTCTTGAGTGTGAAGCCGGAAAACATATCACCACCCTCACTCATAATATGAATACGAATTTCGGGTTCATATCCAATAAGGTCGGCCTTTTGTTTAAGGAGTTGAATTTCGAGTTTTCGAAACGAATCCACAAACTCAAGAGTATTTTCTGGTGTAATCTCCCCATAGAAGTGAATTTCGTTACCAATGGTCTTAGTACATTCGGGTTCTTCATCCACTTCTACGATCTTTTCTTTACCCATTGGAAGAGATGCAAGAATATCTTCAATGATTTTCTGCTTTTCTTTGTTCGATGGCATTTTTCAATGCTTTCTTTACTCTTGTAACGTCCCGTTGTTTTAACTTATTTCCAACGGAAAGATGATTCATAACATCAAAATCTTGTGGACTTAAGTCATATTCCATCATTTTCTCGATATTACCATTTTCTGCATATTTTTTTATGAGACATAGTTGATCAATTGTTATATCAACATTGGTTTTTCTCTGTATTTCTACGAATTTTTTTAATCTCATCTTATAATTTCCAAATTTAGTCCAACAACTACCAGGTCTAATTTTGTCTCTGTTTAATTTTTTACCCAAAGCAGTTTTCGGAATTACAATAGATTGTAGGCAAAAATATTTGACGAGATCCCAGTTTCCAAGCATGTAAATATATGTATCAAATATATCAGCATCCGAAAATGAATGCGCCGCTCGACATATATTAATACCAACGGAATCTAAATAATTTTCTTGAAAAACATCCCATACATGACCATGTTCTTCCATACGTTCGTATATTTGTAAAGGGTCGTCATTACATAATATATCCGCAATAAACTCTTTTGGAGTTTTAAATGTATCTTTTATACCATGTCCATCTATATACGAAAAAAATTCACGTATACTTCCATCAGCCATTTTGGATGCTATTATAGCCCTGTCCGACTTATCCTCGACAAGCATTAATAGTTTTTCGGGTTTGTGTTTTGGTATAAAAATAATTTCAAAATTTGGATACATGCACATATTGATAGATGTCACAACAAGAGAACCCCGTGTTAACTTACCACCATCTGACACCTGCTCAATAATACTCTTAAAATCTGTATCATAATCTTCTATGTACGCATGTCTTGGTGTATTACGTATAAATGTAAGAAAATGTGATTTACTCGACAAATGTTCTTTTTGTATTTCGACACTGTTTATATCGTTTAAAACTTGATTCAATACATACGTCTTACCTACACCACAACTCCCACATATGAAAACATTCTTACCTTCACGGATGTATTTCCTCAGAGTCTCAATTTGTTGTGTATGAATTGTGGAGATATGCTCTTCTTTTTTTTGTTCAACTATTTTAATGAAAGAGTCCATTGATGATCTTACTAATCAAGCCATAGATTTGGTGCTCGAAAATGACGCACTACATGAACGTATCGTAAAACCTTTAAGAAAGAAAATTTTACCATATATTGCTTGTTCAATTTTAACGAATTTATCAATGTTTATTCTGTTGGTGTACCTTGCTCGACGTCTATCTCTTCTTCAGACGCCACAGATTTAAGTTCTTCTTCCTCATCTAACTCAGATTGCATTTCTTCTAGAATTTTTGTTTTCACTTCATATTCTTCCCTGGACTTTACGAGATCTCCAATTTTACTGAGTGGTCCACCTTTTGTAATCGCAGATATTACATTGACACCTTTCTTTACATCATCGTATCCCAAAGTTGGTATTCTCAGTTTTGGAATAGCACGAACATTTAAAATTTCTGGTTTTGTAAACACATTATCAAGTGGATACTCTTTTTCAAAACCAATCAATATACTTGTAGGTACAGATGGCGATTGCTCAATAAGACGATCATATTCAGTCTTGCAGTTATTTACAAACTCGAGACCGTCGGTGTTTCTTTCTTCTCTTGCAAGAGCTAATGTAAGTCTAATATTTCTAGAGAGAAGTCCATATGAAAGGGCTGCAGCCTTGTGATTTTCCATGAGTTCATTAATTTTAAGGAACTGCATAATAGTAGCGACAAGACCAGCAACAAGATTCAGACCACCGATTACAGATGGAACCATTGGTCTTATCGATACTGGAAATTGTTCTTGTGCAAAGTTTGCTGTACCAGTCAGTGTAGATAAGATAATGACAGGCAAAGTAAAACGCATACTCAATTTTTTGTACATCAGAAATGCTCTGTGATGCATATATCTATAACACCCGGATGCCTCACCCCATTGCCTAAGAATACTTTCATGTTGGTCATTCCAACTTTCTCTTCGATGTTCACGTTCTTTTTCTTTGATCATTTGGTCGTCAATAATTTCTACGCTCATGATATAATAGATGAATATAATATTCTGGATTCATCTTGTATTTTTGGTTGCGATTCTTATAATTCCTTTCACAAATAATAAACGCAATCTCGAATTTTATTCTATACTTATTCCATTTTTATTCTATCACTGGTCAGTTAATGACGATACATGCGCCCTTACACAAATGGAGATGGCAGTGACAGGTCAGGAAAAGGAAACTACATTTATGCATCGAGTTGTGAGTCCTATATATAAGATGGAAGATAACGATGTAAATAATCTTACAAAAAGTATATTTTTTCTTTTATGGTCTATTGTTCAGTATCGACTTGGTCGATTCGATATGTTCATCAATGATATGAAATTAATCATGTCGGGTAAAGTTCCAAAGTAATTAATATAAAGTTTTGATGTGATAAATCTATAAATAAGAATGGAGACTATTCAAAATATTAAACAACAAATTGAAAACCTTAAACATTCAAAAGAATATCATCATCAAAAATATTTGAATAACATTGCAATTATTGATGAAAAAATTGATAGAATTGAAAAACAGATCGAGAGGACAAAATCTCAGGTAAAGCGAGATCTTCTCAAGAGACACCTTGATTGGTATGAAGAAGAAATTTTAAAGATGGATGAATCAATTGAAATCGTTACAAATAATATCGAATCCGAAATTCAAAGACTGGGTAGTATAATAAAATCACTCGAAGAGAAATCGGAAAAAGAAAAAAAATCATTTGAATTCAATATTCAAACTATTAGAACATGTGTTAAAAATCGCACCACCACAAATATATTTAATGCGTTAAATTCGGTTGCAAATGCACTAGAAATTATTAGAGCCGAGAAGAATCAAACTTAAAACGATCAAAAAAATGCACAGATACTTTAAAATTATAATAAATTATCATACATAATGCATCGGCTATATCATGCTTTCTATCATAGGGAATATCTTCATTTAAATATTTATATGCAATAGAAACAGTTCTTTCTTTACGCTCTTCGTAGTTTAGATGTCTCATACCAAAATGTGTATGCATGCTCACAGGTGAAATAAGTATAACTTTATCTTTGAATATGTAATTTAGAAGTACCTCAATATTAGTAAAACCACCTGGTGGTTGTCTCTCTATAAGAATTTTATCCGCTGCGTCAAATATGAATTTGTGATCATCTATAAATAAAGGAACTAAATCAACAATATCATTTGAATATATGTGTTTGTAATCCTCAAGGCTTACCTTCTTTATATACTCAACGTTGATTTTTGGACCGTTTCCACATTCAGCTAATACGAGACCCATATTATGATATCCAATATCTATGGATAGGATCTTCATGACTTTATGTAAATAATAATCCTTAACTAATATAATGAAGATAAAGAATAAGACACAAAATCAACTCTTGTGGGTAGTTATCATTGTACTTACTCTTACTTTGAGTTATATGTGGTTCAACCCAAAAGTTGTCAAAGTTCCAGTACAAGTGCCTGTATTACCTATACCACCACAACAAATACGAAAACGTGAACGCCGGCGGGTACACGAACCAGAATTTAGACATGCACCAATTCGACAATACAAACCGGGTCACATGCAACAGATGGGTATTCTTATTGGCACTGGACAGGAAACACTACCACTTTATGGTAAGGAAGTCATGGGTCGTCGCGATCGCTATCATTATTATACAACCACGGGTGGTGAAAATCTATATCCACTACCCGTAACTCACAATGCGAGGGATTGTATGGAAGATATTGGATGTCAAGAACTGTATGGGAATGAAACAGTATCAGTTTTAGGTAAATCTGGTTCATACTCAGTGAATATGTATCGTACAGACGATTTCTTCTAAATTTATTTTTTATTTTATTTAGCTTTGGCTTTAGCTTTAGCTTTAGGATCGGGTTTAGATTTGTCACCACCCGTAAGTCCAGTGATTCTCTTTTTCAGGTCTACTAATAGGCTCAAACATGAACAACAACACCAGCACTTCAGTACAAGTAACCCTATCATAATCGGTGGAAATATTGTGATCATTGGCACTTTTGATGCTATAAAGTTGATAATAAATATACAAAACATTCCGCTTATGATTCTCGTAAACTTTTTCTTTGACATTGGTTTGTCACCACCCATTACAGCTGTATACCACGCCCATGCAGGTAGTATTACAGGCATACATGGTATTAACAAGGGCATCATAAGAAGTGGAATACCAAAAGGTGTTTTTACCATTTTATACTATATATCAACAAAAATTATTTCGTAAACTCATGATAATATCATATTCTCTCCCACCCAGTCCTGGATTTCTTGATAGTCTCGCTTTGAGTTTCAGGAGTTCCAGAACTGTATCAT